GAGTTCGTGGACCTCGAGGACAACGAGCACAAGGCTCGCCTGGTGCGCGAGCTGGACTTCGACTTCGCCTACCTCGACGGCAATCACGCGGAGGACACAGAGCTCGACTGGAGCCTGGCCAACCGGTGCGGCCGCGTCCTGTTCCAGGAGTGCTTGCCGATGCAACCGCCGGTGCACACCCTGGTGCGAAAGCTGCCGCCGCATGAGGTGGTGTATGGCGGCATCGGTCTGGCTCTCTGGAGGCGCTCATCGTGATCTTCGAATACCGGAAGCGGCTTTACCCGGAGTACCTGCGCAACGGCAATGCATGCAGGTTCATCGTGCCGATCGCGCAGCAGTTCTGTGTCGGCGAAGGCGTGGACGTGGGGCCCGGCCGATGGCCGTTCCCGGGTGCCACGCCGGTCGACGTGGGCCCGGAATACTCCGCGATGGCCCTGCCGCCTGGCCCGTTCGACTACGTCTTCTCGAGCCACTGCCTGGAGCACCTGCAGAACCCGGTCGCCGCGCTCGAGCACTGGCGCTCGCGGCTGAAGCCGAAGGGCGTGCTGTTCCTGTACCTGCCACACCCGGACATGGAGTACTGGCTCCCGCAGAACTGTCGGAAGCACCTGCACTCCTGGTCGCCTGGCCAGATGCGCCGCATCGTGCAGGACCTCGGGTTCTCCAACGTGCTGGCCAGCGAGCGCGACCTGGCGTGGTCGTTCTCGGTGGTGGCTTTCAATGACCCGCTGCTGACTGGGGGCACCGTATGAGCGCGATGCGCGAACGAATCGTGGCCTTGCATGGCCAGCATGCCCTGAAGCGCTCGATTCTCAGCATCCGCGAGGGTGGCGGCGCGATGGAGTTCTTTCTGTCCGGAAAGGGCGTGCGCACCGCGCTGGAGATCGGCACCTACCGCGGTGTCGGCGCCGCGGAGATCTCGCAGTACGTCGACCGCGTCATCACCATCGACCTGCACTACGGCCGGCTCGAGCAGCTGGGCGAGAAGTGGGACCGGCGGGCCTTTTGGCGCTCGCTCGGAATCGACAACATCGACCTTCACCTGGTGCACAACGATGCCGAGAAGGCCGCGCTGATCCAGTCCCTGGAGTTCGACTTCGCCTTTGTCGACGGCGCGCACGACGAGCGCGTGCGCGACGACTTTGCGCTGGTGAAGCGCTGCGGCGAGGTGCTGTTCCACGACGTCGACAGCCGCGGCAAGCCCGAGCTGGACCACGTCTACAACTTCGTGATGTCGCTGCCGCGCGCGCAGCTGCAGTTCATGGATATCTTCGCCCTATGGACCGCTTCATCGCTTCCTGGCCAGCCGTAGCCGACGGCGACCTGATGCTGTGCCGCGAGCACGGCGTCGCGTACCAGGCCGACCAGTCGCAGCTGGTCGACTATGGCGAGGAGTACTTCGAGAAGTGCCGCGGCTACGAGGGGCAGGCGATCGCCGATCGCATCAACGCCGGGCGCATCGAGTTCGTGCAGCGGCACTTCGGACCCGGGCGCGTGCTCGACGTGGGCGTGGGCTCCGGCGAGTTCATCAAGCGGCGGCCGCACACCTTCGGGGTCGACGTCAATCCGACCGCGGTGGAGTGGCTGAAGGCGTCCGGTCGCTGGGCGGACAACCTCGATTGCTTCGGGGCCTATACTTTCTGGGACGTGCTCGAGCACGTGCCCGAGCCGGAGACGTACCTGCGCCACGTCTACCTCCGGTCGTTCCTGTTCCTGTCGATGCCGATCATGCAGTCGCTGGACCGCATCCGCGAGTCCAAGCACTACCGGCCCGGCGAGCACCTGTACTACTGGACCGAGCAGGGCCTGGTGGAGTGGATGGCGTGGCATGGCTTCGCTCTCCTCGAGGCGTCCAGCTTCGAGTCCGAGGCCGGCCGCGAGAGCATCCGGTCGTTTGCGTTCAGGAGGTTCAAGTGGCCGACTACTCCGGCGTTCTCGAGCTGACGGGCCTCGACGGCGTGCTGCGCACGCTCGAGCAGCTGCCGCCCGAGGTGGTGAGCAAGTCCGGCGGCCCGGTGAAGCGGGCGCTCCGCAAGGGTGCTCTGGTGCTGCTGCAGGAGGCCGCGCTGAATCTCGCGCGCGCCACCGACAACCTCAGCACCGACGACCGGGAAAACACCGGGCTCCTGCTGAAGTCTCTTGTCGCCACGCGCGGTAAGGCGGTGAGCGGCGGCAACGGCGAACGCTACCTGGTGCGCGTCAAGCGGGTGACGTACCAGCGGCCCGGCCCGACCACCACCACGCTGGCCACCGCCAACCTCCTGGAGTACGGTTCGGAGAAGCAGCCGGCCGAGCCCTGGCTCCGTCCCGCCTTCGCCGCCAAGGCGCAGCAGGCCATCCAGACGGTCGAGTCGGAGCTGATCAAGGACGTGGATCGCGTCGTGCGCCGCCTGGCGCGCCAGAACGGAGCTGCCTGATGTTTCCGCCCATCTTCACCACCCTGCAGGACTCCGCCACCGTGCGCGCCATCTTTGGGGCCCGGCCGCGCGTCTACCGGCATGGCGAGGCGCCGCAACTTCCGCCGCCCAAGGCCGGCGGCACCGTTCCCGAGGTGAAACCCTACGCGACCTGGCTCCTCGTCTCCGGCGTGCCAGAAAACAACTTGAGCAGCACCCCGAGCCACGACCGCTCCGGCGTGCAGATCGACGTCTATGCCAGGGGCGACGCCGAGTGCGTGGAGGCGGCCACCGCGGTGCGCGACCAGATGGAGACCGTCACCCACATGACCGCCTTGCGCGGACTGACCCGGGACGTGGATACTCGCCTGTACCGGATCTCCATGGACTTCGACTTCTGGCTCGCGCGCGAAGCCTGAAATATCCCGCTTCCCCCACCTGGCCGCCGTCGCGTGGCCCCTACCTCGAAAGGTTCCCACCATGACCATCGGCACCGTCAAGACCCAAGGCACCGAGCTGTTTTTCGTGGATGCCTCGGTCAGCAGCTCGCAACCCGACCTGATCAAGCTCGCCTGCCCCACCGGCGTGCAGGGCCTGGGCGGCGCGAAGGATCAGATCGAGATCACCTGCCTCGACACCGTCGGCGACAAGGAGTACGCCGGTGGCCTCGGCAACCCGGGCAGCGTCTCCGTCCCGTTCAACTTCATTCCACGCGAGTTCTCGCACCAGAACCTCCTGGAGCTGAAGCGCGCCGGTGAAACCTTGAAGTGGATTGCCTGCCTCTCCGAGAGCACCGAGCAGCCCACCCTGGACAGCGATGGCGTCATCGTGGCGCCGACCACCCGCTCCTCGTTCCGCTTCGACGCCTACATCGCCGACGTGAACTTCGACGTGGCGACCAACGAGATCGTGCGCGGCACGCTCACGCTGCAGCGCTCCGGCGACGTCCAGCTGTTCGCCTACACGCCTGCCTGATCGGGGGTCGCATGGACGACTCTCTGTTCGTCTCCGCGGAGATCGCGGAGAAGACGATCCGTCTGTCGGACGGGTCGAAGCACGTGTTCCACTTCCGACACCTCGACAACGTGGCGTGGGAGGTCTACGCCGCGCAGGTCAACTCCGCCGATCCGCAGGTGGCCGGTGCCGCCGCGGCGCGCCTGCTCTCTCAGGGCCTGGTGACCGCTGAAGGCAAAGAGGCGCTCCCCTACGATCGGGTGGTGCTGCTGCGGCGGCCTGTCTTCCGCGCGATGTTCGCTGCGCTGCTCGAGGTCAACACCTACGGCGCGCAGGTTGTCGCTGCGGAGACAAAAAGCTCCGAGCCAGGGGCGAGCACTGGCTCTGGTTCACCCTCGCGCTCGCGCTCGGCGGCCGGTCGGTCGCGGAATGGAAAAGGACGATAAGCCGCAGGGAGTTCATCGCCTGGCGGGAGTACTACCGGATGTTCCCGTTCGATGACCTGCACCGGTACCACCGCCCGGCGGCGCTGGTCGCGCACTCCGCGGCAGGCGCTGGCCAGACGCCCGACCTGCTGCAGAAGCGCATAGACTGGCTTGCGCCGGATCCGGCAACGGCGCACCTGAACAGCGCCGACCTGTCGACGTTCGAAGCGTTCGGTTTCACGCCGCCTGGCAAGGGGTAACGCATGGCCGACTTCTACGTGTACCTGCACCGTCGACGAGACGACGGCGCGGTGTTCTACGTCGGCAAGGGAAGCGGCTATCGTGCGACCGTCATGCAGCGACGCAATGCCCTGTGGTGCGCTACCAGGGACGCGGCTGGCGGCGTGCTGGTCGAATACGCTGCAACCGGCCTGGACGAGGACCTTGCCGGACTGGTCGAGGCGGAGCTGATCGCCAAGCTGAAGCGTGCGGGCGTCTCGTTGGCAAATATGACCTCTGGCGGTTGCGGTGGAATGTCGGGCTTCAAGTTTGCCGCCGCGTCTATCGAGGCTCGGGCGGCCAAGCAGCGTGGACAGCGCCGCCCGAGTGTTTCGGCGGCGTTGTCAGGCAAGCCGAAGTCCGCAGAGCATCGCTTGAAGCTCTCTGTGGCCAAGCTGGGAAAACGACCCCGTGGCGAGACGCGGGAGAAGATGTCGCAGCGAAGGCGCGGCATTCCAGTTCCTATGCTTTGCTGCCTGAAGTGCGGTGCGGAGGTATCGATCCTCAATGCTGGACGCTGGCACCTGGGTGCTTGCAGGAAGGGGTAAACCGTGTCGGCCGGAAGCATAATTATTGACCTGCTGATGAAGACGGGCAGCTTCGTGACCGACACGCAGCGTGCCTCGAAGCAGCTTAAGCAGTTCAAGAAGGACGCGCTCGACAC